TGGCGGTTGACCAAGATTATTTTATTCCTGTTCGTGACCCTGCAACACCAAGTCCTATAGAAACCTTACCAGGTGCTCAAAATCTTTCTGAAATTGCGGATATTGAATACATCCAAAAGAAATTATTGACCGCACTACGTGTTCCAAAAGCGTTTTTGGGATTTGAAGAAGTTGTTGGTGATGGAAAAAATTTGGCTCTACTAGATATTAGATTTGCTAGAACTATTAATAGAATTCAGAATAGTATGTTACAAGAATTGAATAAAATTGCAATTATTCATTTATTCTTGTTGGGTTTTGAAGATGAATTAAGTAATTTCCATTTGAATTTAACTAATCCGTCTACACAAGCAGATTTATTGAAAATTGATGTTTGGAAAGAAAAATTGGCAACATATAAAGAAGCTGTGACACCAGTCGAAGGTATTGCTCCAACATCAATTTCTTGGGCTAAAAAGAACATTTTAGGATTTTCAGATGAAGACATTAAATTGGATATCCAACAACAGAGAATTGAAAAAGCTGTTGCGGGTGAGTTGACAAAAACAACTGAAGTTATCCAACACACAGGTTTATTTGACAATTTGGATAAACTATATGGAACAATCACAGGGGAAACCGCAACACCTCCATCAACTGAAGGTGGAGCAACTCCACCCCCTCCAGGTGGTGAAATACCCCCACCTACTGAAGTAACTCCAGAAGGGTTTGGAAAAAGGTTTAATTTAATTGTTGAAGCGGATGAAACTGTTGAAGATATTCCGATGGATTTAACAAAGGCAAGAAAATCTTTGGGTAAAATGAATGAACAATTGGATAAACTATTAAATTCATAATATTTATAAATAAAAAAATTATGAAATTCGGATTATTAAAATCAAAAATAGAAAAACATCTTTTGGAAAGTTATTCAAAAGGTGTGTTCAAAGATGAAATAAAAATATTCAAACGATTTGTTTTGGAAGATAATAAATTATCAAAATTGTATCATTTATATGATGAACTGAATAAAAACAAGGGTTTTGATAAAGGTTATGCTGAAGAATATTTGAAAGAATCTGTTGAGGTTTATAACAACACCACACCTTCAAGAAAATCAATTGATTTGTTGGAATGGTGGGTAGGTGATGTTGAAACAGTGAATGAATACAAAGATATCGACACTTATCTTTCCAAAGATGATTCATTAATTGAGAATATATTATCAAGTAAAAAAAATATTATTGAATCTTTAACCAAAAAAGAAAAAGTGAATGAAACTGTAAATGTTCCATTGGATAAAATGGTTGAAGTATCCAATCAAACTATCGAAACTTACTTACAGAACATCGACGAAAGTGAAAGAAAAGAAATTAAAAAAATATTATCTTTGAACGAAGGTGAACTGATACAAAGATTTAATATTTTAAGTGAAATAACAATTGAAAAATTGGAAAAGACAAAAAAAGACGTGGATGAAGAAACCCAAAAACAAATTGATGATGTGATTGGTAAAATTCAAAAAGAAAGTATTAATCACATATCTTATGTTAAGTTAAAAGAGTTGAATCAATCACTTTAAAAAATACCATATACAAAAATAATTTAAGGTTACAAAATTTTGTAACCTTTTTTTTTCATAAAATTTGACAACCAACGTTAAAAAGTTTAGTTTTTGTTAAAATAAACTATTAGAATTATGAAACAGAATGAAAAAAGGGAAAAGTGCGAAACTAAATGGTTACAAATCTTTTAAAGTGACTTATGGAACAGTTGATTCCAAAAATGTAAAATCAATTTATATAAATTTACAGAGTTGGGTTGAACCTAAAATGGAAATATCCAAAGTTGATACAATAATAAACAATTTATCAAGAAATATAAAACACACAATTTTAAATAATTTGGACAATGAAATCTATCAGGATAAATTTATTGTTGATTTGGATTTGAGGTCGAGTGGAATCCAATTAAATAAGAAATCATTTATGAATTTGGAATGTTATTTATACACAACAGGTCATTTTGATTTTAAATCAACAAAAATAAAAAAATCGGTTAAAGATATCGTGGAAAAAATTATATCAAAAAATTTGGAATCAAATACATTTTTTGACTTTTCAAACACCAAAAAACAAGAAGAATTAAATTATAATGAATCGTAATATATTTATTTAATAAAAATATTATGGATTTAAGAATAGTTAAACCTGGAGAAACCAATATGAAGGGCGTATTGATTGAGTATGACGCTGGTTTTATTAATCCAAAAGATAATTTAAACGAAAGTTTGGTTAATGAAAATAAAACAATGTTGGATTACTCAAAACCATTTGAATTCTATGCGGTATTACAAAAATATGATACGCCAAATAGAAATGGTAGAATTTATCCAAAAAGAATATTAGAGCGTGAGGCTGAAAATTATAAAAAAATGATTCAGAAAGGTATTTCTTTATCGGAATTAAATCACCCTGAATCTTCTTTAATAGATTTAGACAGAGTATCGCACATTATTACTGATGTATGGTGGGATGGAAAAATATTGATGGGTAAATTAAAATTATTAACTTCACCAGGATTTCACGAAAGAGGTGTTTGCTCAACAAAAGGTGATTTGGCGGCAAATTATCTAAGACAAGGTGTAACTTTGGGGATATCTTCTCGTGGAGTTGGTTCATTAAAGAAAGTTGGTGAAAGAAATGAAGTTCAAGATGATTTTGAATTGATTTGTTTTGACTTGGTTTCTTCTCCATCAACACCTGGAGCATATCTTTTTACAAATCCTGAAGATAGAAACAAATACGAAGAAAATTTGGAAGAAGAAAAAAATGTTCAAACACAAAGAGCTTTGGGAACAGATTTCAATACTTCTAACAAATCGCTTGACTTAATGAAAAGATTAACCGATTATTTGGGAAAATAATTATTATGGATACAGGTGAAAAGTATTTTATTGCGAAAATTACAATTGACAGCAGAGATTCTGAGACAGGAAAAGTAAAAAAAATCAAAGAAGCTAAATTGGTTAAGGGTTATACTCCAACCGATGTTGAAGCAAAAGTAACAAGGTTATATGAAGGTTATACTGAACCTTGGAGAATTACTTCAATTGTTGAAAGTGTAATTGATGAAGTTATTGATTAACTTTAAAAAGTTTAAACTTAAATTAATGGGAAATCGTAAGGTTTCCCATTTTTTTTTATTTTGTAAATATTTATCAATAAAATCAAGTTATGGCTAATGTTAAAATTACAGAATTACCACAGATACTACCAAATCAAATCACAAACTTGGATGTATTACCAATTGTTGATGTTGATGTTGATATAACAAAAAAAGTTACGGTACAGGACATCAAAGATGTGATAATATCTGGTATTACAAACTATGAAGAAGTAACTTATAGTCAACTTTATAATTTATATACTGGTGGAACATTAAATACAGGTTCATTTTATTTAATTACAGATTTTCAAACTTGTTATGACCAACCTGATTTTGATTATAATGGAAGTTCAATTACAGGGGTTAATACATATCACGTAGCCACAGTAGACCCTATATTAGTTTTGGCAACTTCTGAAAATACACTATCACCAAATGCTTATCAACCATCATACCCTAATGATAAAATACAATATGATATTACTTGGAATGTAACAGAAGCAACAGGGAGTCCTGCTAAAGGTAGAATTACAGAAAGAATTGATGAGTTTAATAATAGAACCGATTATGACCACAGGACAGTATTATTTAAAAGATATAAATACTACACAAGAGATTCATTTATGACAGGAAGAATTATATCTATGAATCAAGGAGTTGTTGTTGGTGATGGAACACTTTTTCAATCAGAACTTGTTGTTGGGGATATTATTCTAATCAACTCAGTATTATCAACAAGTAATCCACCTAGTGGGGCTTTTTCTCAATATTATGAAGTTTTATCTATTTCCGATGACACAAATATGACGGTTGGTGGATTTATTTATAATGATTTTTCAGATTCAGACGGTTTTTTATATGAAAAATCCTTAACCGCTAGTACCCTTTATTTAAATTTTAAACAATCAAATATAACCGGAGATACAAACAATTTCCAAGAATTTTTAACATTTCCTTTAGGTAGTGGTTACACAACTATAAATAATTACATTGGTGATTTTGCCAATTTAAAAGATTGGGACGGAAATACGTTTATATTGGCAAATAATGTTTTTCAATCCGACTCAATTTTTATTGATGAATATGTAAATAATAAATTCGGTAATGGTTGTTATAATAATACGTTAAGAGACGACTGTTCAGAAAATAATGTTGGGGATTATTTTTTCAATAATGTTATAGACGATGATTTTGATTCAAATCAAATAGGTGCGTATTTCAATAATAACATCATTACATCAAATTTTCGATATAATATAATTGGTAGAAACTTTGAAAATAATTTTATTACTTGTGATAACTTTTATAGAAACCAAATTGGAAATGATTTTAGAGATTGTGTTGTTGTAAGTTCTTCCGATTTTCAAAATAACGTGATTGGAAATCAACATAACAGAAATTTAATTTATTACGAATACATCAATAATCAAATAAGAAATGGTTTTAATCAAAATAGAATATGGTCTACTTTTACTGCCAATAATATTAGGAGTGGTTTTAATGCTAACAGAATTTATCATAGTTTTTATAATAACATAACTTCGGTTTAATTTGGTGGTTGGACTATTGGTGTTGTGTCTAATGTTGGGGTTTATGGTATGCATGATAATATTTTTGGGGTCAGTTGTAATGGGAACACCGTATTAGAAAATTTTTATAGAAATCAAATAGGAGTTGAATTTTCAAGTAACTTAATTGATTTAGATTTTTATAATAATAAAATAGGAAACAACTTTAATGGTAATCAAACTAATTCAAGTTTTCATACAAATCAAATAGGAGAAAACTTCTCAAATAATATAATATACACGAGCTCAAATTTTTCTAATAACGTTATTGGAAATGACTTTATATTGAATAATATTTATGGAATATTTTTTGATAATGAAATAGGAAATAATTTCTCAACAAACACATTAGGAGACCCTGGAAATTTTGGAGTGTACTCTTTTCAAAAAAACAAAGTATATTCTGATTTTGGGAACAATCAATTGACTGGAACCAC